ACCCGAGTAGTAATCCTTTCCACAAGATTCACGGAAAGGTCCAGAAAGGCAGCTTTTATCACGGTTTACTGTGAATCCGGCTGTTTCTAAGATAGCATCAACGGCACCTGCGTACTCTGAGGGGACCACTAGGTCATCGCCATAAGCGAGGACTCGAGGGTCATCCTCTGAGGCAGCAGAAGCCAGAGCCCAAAAGATTAGGGTCTCTAGAGGGAACGTGAAACCGTTCCCCATGCTACTGAACTTCTGGAGGCGTATCTGATTGTTCTTATATCGGACTGTTGCAGATCTGCAAGAATCTAATAGAAGGAACCAATCGACCGGGAGCAGATGACTTACTAGCTCTCGGGCGATTGTATCAGACGCATTACTAAGGTCGAACGTCGCTAAGGCGTTCGAGATACTACCTTCCCTAGCCGCTTTTTGATTGCGGCTCTGGTCGGTAATATCTATACCAGAATGCGCTTTCAACCTGCGCGCAATATAGTCGCCTATACCAAGCTGAACGAAACCGTTCAGGACTGGTTCGACGACTGTGCTGCGCATGGTCTTGGCATTCTTCGGGACGAAGGACAGCCGCGCGTCGACAATGTCGACGGGCAGCTGGTACGTTTCCCTGTCGGGGTGGGCCACATTAAGTGATTCACACCAGCCAGGTACTTCCTCTAGAATCTCCGGGAGGAGACCGACGAGGCCTTCACTACATTCACACCGTTCACTAAGCTTACGCTTGTGCGATGCATTTTTCTTCTTAATAGAAGTTGTCGCACCAGGGCCAAAACGGAAGTCTAATCTATCGAACGTCGGAACGGGTCCAAGAATCCTTGCAATTTTACGCGAGGCGCTATGAAAAATAGCGTGCGCGGCAGGGCTAAAAGTATTATAGCCTGCTGCTAAGAGCTTGAACCGTTCGTTCGTCCGTAGACAGGAGCGTTCTGTGTCCTGAAAGGTTGACCACGCTACGTGTTCCTTATCGATCCCTAAGTCTATGTCTGCACGCTTTGAGAAAAGCGCAGCAATTTGACGTAGATTTATAGAATCGGAAATGGACGTAGTAGCATAATCAACACTAAGGTCACACAACAGAGCAACATCATGACAATCAATGTCATGTAGAACACGTTGCCGCGTTGACGCATCCGTAATTTGGCACGCGTGGTACCTTGCGATATCGAAGCAGAAATCATTTGTCTCCGTCGTTGTAAAACGATAATCCATGGCGAAAGCCATATAAACCTCCTTAATAAAAGAAAAATTGGATCCTATCGAAATGATAGCCCGTTAAGTGGGAGAGACAAGCGAATCAGACAAGTCCGGAACCATTCCCGTCGTCGCCGCTGCAACAGAAGTACTTACGTTGCCGAGGAGATTAACGAGAAGCTGCCGAGCGAGTCGTCTGCCTGTGATATTGCTCCGTGGATGTGCAAATGCTGTAAAGACATAAGTGTCTTCGTAAGCGACCTTAGGCGCGGCGGTATAACCCGCAGCGTTTTGGGCGTTAATTGCTTCCATCACGGGGACAACTACTTTAACTTCACTTTTGACGATGCCAGAGGGCAGAGTCTCGCTCACGGCTGACGCACGAATTTGTGCGTAAACAGGGAGAGAGGCGATCTGCTCGCGCCAGTTTGCAGTGATCTTGTTCTTCGTACGACTTACGTCGACTGGAACCAGAGTGTGCGAAACCGGTACGGCGGCGCCGTCAAAAACTACTATATTGGCTATATTGGCCATAGAAAGGACTCCAAGATTTACATTGGGGCTACGACGCCTACCAATGAGAAGTAATAAAAAACCTACCGAGAGGTAGGACTTAGTGATGCTTTTGAATCAGGAGAGACACGGCATTAGCAGCCCGTGTCCAAGACGGTATCTGACCGAAGCCCTTAACTTTGGGCATCGGAACGCTCAGAGTAGTTGAAACACTCCGAGCGTAATGTACCGACTTTACAGAAGAACCCTTAAAACGGTAAGTACTACTACCAAGGGTGCCGCTGAAGTCGTGACAGTTCAGATACTGACGCTGCGTAATGACAAAGGTGCCTTTCACTTGTTGAGCGAAGCCGCGGGCAGATAGGTATTCCCCAATGGGGATAGCCCAGTCCACGACGAAACTCCACGGTGTAAGCTCCCACGCAACGGTTTTCCAGTCAAGCACATGGAGCATGGATGGAACATTCTGTTCCTCGATGTAGGCGATAATCTGCTTGCTAACCTCGATTTGTGAAAATCGAGGGTAAGCGTAGGCAGGTGCGCCGTTTTCGAGTCGACAGAACCCTGAATTCAGGGACGCCTTTTTTCGCGCGAAATACCTCTTCCGTTTCGGAAGAGTAGCTTCGGCCAGTACTTCGGCCCCAGCTTGTAGATCAGACACGAGAGGCTTCCATCCATATTGCAGCTCTAGCCATGCGGCCGCCGAAACTTTCTTCTTAGTGCGCCCTTCAACAGGGAGCACGACAAGGAGATCGTCAGGCAGCTTGCGTACGCGAGTACGCTGCCGGTCTAGATAAGACTTGCGCCGCTGTAGCCAAGGATTGACTACAGCGAACTTCTGGGCTGCTTTAGCCGTTGTCGCGCGAGCATCAAGCTCGCGATACGCCGACTCAAGCGCCAGAAGACGTGCACGCTTTGGACCTCGAAGGACCTGCTTTTTAGCAGAACCGACGAGGATAGAAGCGGCATGGAGGAACCGGCCTCGCTTAATGGCCGTAATTCCCCGAGCAAGTCTTGTAGCTGCATCGCCTATCATCTTGAGGGACTGACGTCCCTCACCTAGGAATATTCCTAGATCAAAGTCAGAACCTATAACGGCCGCGCGCAATTTTGCAATAAGCGCGATGTCGTCATTAGCGGAAAAAGCAGCGTGACCATAGTTAACGTACCACGTCCCGACCGACGCTGGAGTAACAACTCCATTGTTAGTACGGGTACCGGGGAAACGTTTACGGGTATACGTCTGCATACTCCACGTATGAGGTCCATCTTTGATAGAGAGGCGAGGTCTTCTTTTAACTGGCGTGCGATGTACAGCGACCAGACGGACCTTTGGCGAACGAGCACTTAGCTTAGGATGCTTTCCCTTGTATCTTGATGGGTAGGCAGCCCGAGGATAGTACTCGGTGCGAGGGTAGAAGACACGTTTATCGGGGACACGATCCAGCCCGGACCAAGCTTTACGAAACTCTACGGAGTAGTAGTTCACGTCGAAGGTCTCGAGCGGGGAAATGTCGTTTTCAATAAACGTACCGGCTGTCATTATAGCTCCTGAATAGAAAAGCATCAAACTAAGAAGGACCTCATATGTGGAGTATGCAGACGTATACCCGTAAACG